AGTTAGACGCTATTACGCCCTTCTTCTGAAGGATGTATGTGTAGTTGGAGTAGTTATTCGCGACTCCAGTCGGATCGAACTCATCACGGAACAGCGCAATCACGCCCAGTGATGCCGTCAGGAATGAGCCAGCACTGGTTGAAAAACCAGCCGTCGAGTTCCATGCGCCATACAGATCGTAGTTGGCCGCATATGCACCAGAAGTGCGATACTGGTACACCCGTGCGCCATCGGGAGAGATATCCAGCGAACGCGGGTATGCTCTTTCTGAGCCTATCCACTTCGCCAAGTAGTCCCAGATGACGCCAGACACGCCGAGCTGCATTTCAACATCAACTGTGCCCTCATAGCGCAGTGCGGCATCGGCATAATGCGCCGACATTGCCGCGTTATACCAGCCTGCGCCCCACACCGCCGATGAATAGATCGGCTCAAGCACAAGGTTGACGCCTGCCGCAGTGGCAAGCAGAACTGACGGGCCTGTTGGCGGAACACCACCAGCAGCAAACATCCTCACGAAGCCTTGATCGTTTTCTGTTGCTAGGGCTTTCGCCCTGTGACCATCTTTCGATGGCGGGGGAACCTCTTCGGATTCCCCTCTCACCCTTCTTTTGTTATAGGTGAGACCAGACTATCGCATGCACCCACAGATTACTTGGCCGGGAAAGCCCTTTCATCTTTGAATGCCCCCACCGTTTAGTCGTTCAGCGTCCATTTCTGGTTCGCCCTTGTTATCCACTTCTGGACTTCCAAGTCAATTAGGCGGGGTGAGATGGGACAACATCTATCCCATTCCCATGACTAATCTCCTTTTTAGTTGTTAGAGTTTCTTTCTTCCTATTCAGGCAAACTCCGCCTGCACCATACATCATGTCGCAAATATCGTCTATCGTACTCTTCCTTCCAGTCTCCAGCATTCCAGATTCAATCCTGTTGTCTGGAACCCAAGGAAGATACAGCTCATAATGCCCTAAAAGAGTCGCCTGTATGTAGGCCATCGCCTTTGGATGTCCGTGGATTCTCAGTATCCTTCTGCCATATCGAATGCTTGCACTCCCATCGCCATCAAAAAGCCCACGAAGGAAATGCCCGAAGCTGCATTCATCCATGTGCGGTATGATAAACCCATGACTCTTTCTCCTACAAGCTCCGTATTCAACCAATCGGCGAGCGACAGGACGAGGCACCGTAATTCGATACATCGGCCTATCACTTCTTGGATGAACAATGGCACCTAGAATCGCTGATACATCGTCAAGAATTTGCCTGTCCTTCATCTCAAGTTGAACCTGTCCATCTGCACATACCGTTCCATCTGCCAGAATCAATCCCAGCAAATATGCAAAGAAGGGCTCAAGGTGCTCGCTTGCGTCTATGATGTTCTCACCATTGACAAGAAGTTTCATTTTCTTGACAAAAATCTGCGCATCGGGAATCTGATCTTCATTGTAATACCTGCGACCATTATTATCAATATGGGCAGGCATCAATACTTCCCTGGCATGGAGCCGTCTCAAGACATGGAATGGCACTCCAGTCATTTCTGCAAACTTGCCTATGGCTACCAAACTCATAGTGCTATTTGTCTCTCTTTGAGATTCCTTATCTTCACCGTATCACCGACAGTACCACTTGAGCCACTCGGCTTCAAGATGATGTTCGTCACATCCAAAAATCTATCAGATGATGCTCCAATATTCACAACCGCTCCCGGAATCGAGCCGCCCGGTATCGTCACATCAATCGTCGCTGGATTGTTGTTGATGTCCTTGACACTCAACCGCAAATCCAAGTTCGTCCCGGCCATCGAAACCACATACGCCTTCAACTGCGTTGCCGCAAAGTTTGTCCCATTCGCAGGGTTCGTGTCCGCCCCTGTCCCATAACTCACGCCATCCGTAAATGTGATTCCCGGCCCCGCATTTCTAACCGCCGTGGCAAAATCGTCAACACCCTCGCTGAACACATCCACCGCCAGCATGTAGTATCCCTTACACGCATAGAACAATTCAGCAAAATACTGACTGACCCTCTTGTTCTGCGTGAACAAATATCCATCCCAGCCCCCTGCCTGAAACGCCAGTCCCGTTATCGGGTTCGTGGAGTTGAAGTGCGCTTCCATTCCCCCGATGATGTTCGCGAGCAATGTGCCGTTCTTTGCGGCATAGGCTATCAGAAAATCATTGTCTGCCAGCCTGTATACACCCTCGCACGGAATTTCCACATCTGGATTATCCGTCGCCGTTATCGTCTGCCAGTAATACCCCAGCCCCACTGCGCTTATCGCCGCCATAGTTGTCTTCAACTGCCCATACTGATACGCTGCCCTGTCAGCAACCCTCAGCAGTGTTGTTGTGTCAACCAACGGCATCTACAAACTCCTTCTGTGACTATTCCCACGAATAAAAATCGCGGGCTTCTAGGCAGCTTTCACCGCCAAACTGCGTAATCCCGCAGTCAAAAAATCCTTCTGTATCCCGCAACCTTGGCTTCCACGGTATCCAAGATATCAATCATTTCACCCGTTGAGTCCGCGATCACTCCTGCGTAAAACTTCTGCTCCCGCGTGCCTGCCGCAAAATCGTCTTCGGCCAGTGCTCCCATTTCCCTTTCCATCCGTTGCTCGATACCGCTCAACTCTTTGATGGCTTTGCCAACCCTGCCGGTTTTCAAGACCAAGTTGCGCATATCCTGCATTATTCCCGTTTCGTAAAACGGGCTTCTGCTATCGTCTGAGCGTACTTTGCGCGGCATTTTGCAACTCTCTCAGCTTGGCCCTGAGTGGGCCGATTCCCGTCAACATCGTGTCAAGTTCCCTGACTCCCTGTTCAACATCGCCATTTACATCCAAGGCTTCAACGGCTCGTCGTGACGCCCGATACGGAGCCTCGCCCAGATCGAGCATTTCCTCAAACAAGTCCCGTATGTAATCGCTTTGTTTTCTCACATTGCCTGCCTTCACCTAGAGAGCAAAATATCAAAAAATTATGCAACGATCACGCCGCTATGATTCTTGGCCGCAGTATGCTCGGCAAATTGCCATCCCCGATGCGCCATTTGCTCTCAGGATATGGCTCATGAACCAGCACAAACCACGAGAATTCTGCCGTTCTTACAGACCCTTCTTTTAGCGATGAATAATTAAGGTTTTCCACAAGGCTGTCCAGCATATAAGTATCCACCAACCCACCTTCGGAATCCCAGTGTGTTTCACCAATAATCCGCAATTGCAGGTTCTCGGGACTCGTCATTATCTCGCAGATGGATGTAGCCAATGTCGTTATGTATTCCACGCCGTAATTGGGGTTGTCAACCTTGACAGTCAGTGTGCAGGTGAAGTCATACCGTGGCCTTTGCGCCCGCGTTGTGGCCCACTGGTTCGTGCCAGTGCCTGGCTCTATCTCAAAGCTCGGATAGGCATCGGCGGGCAGCGTGTTCCGCATACCTTCCAGCACCGTGAGCTTCCTGTTGCTCTGATACTGCCGCACGATACTATTGATGGAAAGATTGTTCCGCTGCAAAAGCGAAATTTCTGTCTTTACGATATTTGAAGGGTTCGTATACACATGTCACCCGTCTTACCCTACTAATTCCTTCGCGATTCCTAGCAGATCGGAAGCAGCCTTTTTTGGTGTCGGCTTACCCCGCTTCTCCCAATCCTTTAATGCCCGTTTCGTGCCTTCTATTTCAGCAGGAGTCGTTGACAGCAATGATTCAAAACTAGACTTACTGGGCTTCTTGCCAGCGGCCACCGACTCATCCCATTTCTTTCTAATATCGTCATCATGATTCTCAAGATATTTCAGCCACTTTCGGGCCTCATCTTCTTTGCCTTCGTGAAGCAATCTTTTAATATTCACATACTGTTGGTGCTCTGATCGCTTCTTGTGAGATTCAGACAATGGCTCTGGTTTCAAGTTTTTGCCGGAAATCTGCGATTCGGATTCTTCCTTTTCTTGTTCTTTCCGCTCAGTCCTTTTCACCGCATGGTTACTCTTGTCGGCATCGGGATGTTCTTTCATATATTTGTCGTAGGCATCTTGTGTTGGAAATTCTATCGCCGTGAGTGATTCAGCTATCCTCACCAATTCTGCCGCTACCGCTTGTCTGTTCATTGTTGCTCCTTTTCTCACTTCTTTACTCATTTCAAATTCGTGCTTCTTTGCCAGCTTCTCCGCCGTATCCACAATTTCTTCAACGATGGCTTCGATGGCCTCGTGATCGGACAGCCCTACATCGAGTTTCATTTCCTTCTCATCATCCGTGCGGTTCACAAACGATTCCAGCGATTCATTCCTGCGTATCCTGTCCACAAGGTTGTTCACTTCCCTGCAAATGACGTTCAGTTTGTCTTCATCGGCTTCAGGATCGCGCTTGAATGACAGATCAAGCCGACTTACGGCTTCGGCAATCCTGAGTATCCGACCCTCGATGTCGCCCGCCTTCTTTTTCAGTTTGTCGTCAATTCGATTAAACACCATCGGCGAATGCAGCCTCTTTCTCTGGATCACCTCGTCAACATCATCACCGAAAAGTGTTTTGACTTCTTTCTGCTTGTTGCTGGCAGCAACTTTCTGTTCTCGCTCGATATGTCCGAGAATGTTGATAATCGTCCTGCCCTTGAATTTCTGCTCTTGCACCGCCTTTATCCTGATTTTCGTATTCGGGGGCATTAGAACTTCCGACTGATCTTCCTTGCCGCTTCCCCGTTCTTTCGTGAAATTCAAGCCGAATCCGCTTGCGCCACCAATGTCCATCGCAATCAAAACATTGCCACTTGGAAAAGTCCCAATTCCTCCTTTTTTGAAGATAGATTGCGCAACATCTTCATCGGTTGTTGTTGAAAGAAAAGCCGGATCAGAGTAGGAAGAGTCAGCTTTAATGCCCATCTGCCTGTACCTTTGTTCTGGCAGGGAGAATACACGATAGACAAATTCAGACTCATTCTTTGGGCCATATTCAATCAAAGACTCCAAGCTTTCAATTGAATCATCTTTTTTCCCCTTCCTTAGCAAACCATTCATTCTTTCATATCCATCAAATTTATATGACTCGGCGGCGCGGACTCCCCTGATGACCTTTGAAAAATCGCCCTTTGTAATTCCATATGCCTTAGACGAATCAATAGAATCAAGTGCCTTGGGAACGGATTTCTGTTCTCCCAGTTTCAACGAAGACATTTCACTCAAAACATTCTTCGCTTCAAATCCAGAACTCTCAAACTTATCAGCAAGGGCAAACCCACTCTTTCCAAACTTGCGCTCCAATATTCTTGCCTGTTTCTTATCAATGTCTTCCCACTTGGTGCCAGAAACAGGAGCGGGGGAGTCGTCTTCTCTTCCTTTTTCCTGCTGTGTCTCCACCACCTTATGAAGCGACTTGTCTGCATCTGGATGCTCTTTCATATACTTGTCATAAGCATCCTGAGTCGGAAAATCTATCGCCACGATCTTGCTGGCAATGCGCTCTATTCTGCGATCATCCATTGTCCTAATAGTCCTTCTCTACAATCGCTGGTGGTTGCATCGACGGGGGAATTGTTCTTCCCCAGTTACTCTTCCTCTCCTGTCCCCGAAGCCGATGCGTAAACCGTTTCAAACAGAAGATTTTCCTTCTGGATTCATCAACATACTGCGTTGCCTGATCTGTGATATTCTGAGCGAGTTGCTGGAACTCATTCAGCAGAAGCAACCCTGCCGTCCAGTATTTCGCAGCCTGCGCAACATCACCGGGAAACACCCGCTTCATCGAGCCGTCGGGCTGCACCTCGTTGAAGGATCGCAACGGCACGGAATAGATTTCAGACAGGATGCCATCGATCTCTCTGTCCACGGATTCCTGATATTCGTTCACAAGCGGCTGTGTCACCCTGTCCATCTTGCCTTCGCCGATATTCAGTACGCGAAGAACATGCTGGATCGCCGTCCACGAGCCACTGTAATATCTCTCTCCCGTGACATCTGATTTCTCCTCAGCCATTGTCGTCTCCTACTAAGATTATCGTGTCAGCGAAGTTGATTCTCTTGGCACACACGGAGCCGCGCCGCGCTGTCCTTACACCGAGTACGCCATCGGCAATCCGCTCAACATCGGCATTGACGATATTAGCCTTTATCCTGCGAGCAATCTCGCCGCACTTGCTGTTTCCACAGCGAACTACAACTTCATACCGCGTGGCAGTCGGATGATGTTTGCCATCCGTGACGACAAACCCCTCCTTCATCACAGAAGCAACTTCCTTTCGCACTGCCATAATCAGTGCGGCAGACGATATGAGATTGCCAATTTCCCGCATTTCCGCGCCAATGTTCATTCTTCCATTATCTCCTACGTGGCGTATATGATGTAGAACAATTCCACAGAAGCGGTATCTGCCAGCGCATATGGCATTGATGCGGCACCGGGCGAATACCGTGCCATCCAAATTTCACCGGGCAATACTCGCACGGCTGGATAAAAGACGCCCACAACTTGTATGCCAATGTCTACAAAATGTGCAGTATGCGGCGGACTTACAACATCAGCATCGAGATTCTGCACAATCAACACACCGGGAGATGCTATGTCTCCCAATTCCAATGCCGTGCCGCCAACCGTTGTCGGTATCGTTTGCACATTGCGGATCAGCTTGGCCGTTGTCTGATTCGCCGTTTTTGACCCGCTTGCGAATTGATCTGCGAGTTGGCCCGAGCGGAGCAAAAGCTGGGCCTGATACGTGATTTCGTTACTCATAGATTTTTCTCCTCTTTATGTTTCCTCTGCCAGTACAGAATCGTTCTTTCGGACAATCGTTTTCTCGCTTCTTCCGATAATTTCTTTCCCTTGTGCGCCAAAGACAATTTCATCTTATGCTCTTCCGACAATTTCTTGCCCTTGTGAACACCCATCATTGCCTCGGACATTTTGCGCTTCGTCTCTTCTGATGGATGTCGTCCCTTGTTGTACTGATTTCCTTTATGTACTTCTCGTAATCTGCGAAGATGTTCTTCAGACTTAACACGTCCCATCAACTTTGGATTACCAACAAGTGCTTCGGAAATCTTACGCCTTGTCTCTTCCGAGCAATGATTACCCTTATTATGTTGATTGCCCATTTTTGCTACACTCAGTATTTTCTTCGTCTCTTCTGAGTGGTGTTTCCCCTTCCAATACTGATTACCTTTCTTCGATGCGCCCATCCTGCGTCTCACCTCTTCGGTAAATGTGTGTCTATCGGGGTACATTGTATTGTAACCCTTCTCCCTATTCATAGAATCATAGTATTCCATCCACGCCATCTCTCTTGCGATTAACACGCTCTCTGAGCACTCTTCGATGATTGTAAACTCAAAAGCATCCTTGCCGTATTGAATCCAAGCCGACTGCAAGTGTGGATTGCAATGCCGGTTACGACTCAACAAATGGAAATGGCACCGCCTACGACTCTGCATATCGGAGCTACTGCCGACATACACCTTTCGGTTCATCGTGTTTCTAATCAGATATATGCCACAAATCTTCATAAGTCCTTTACTACAAGATTTTTGTGGGTTTCCAGCCCTGAAGTTTTCCGCCCAAGAACGGCACGCCGTGCGGGCCACTGATCGCGCCACCGAGCCCGCGTATTGCCTGATAGTAATACAGCGTCGGCGGAGCCAGATAGTTACCCGTCTTGAACTTCGGATTCTGCATTGCCGTGTTCGCCCGCTCTTCTGAATTTTGTTTGAGCGTCGTGAGCTGGCTTGCAATATCGCCGCCGCCCGTTTCCAATTCTCCCGGCCCAATGGCAAAGAGAAGCCTGTATCGCCACAGATCATAATCAAGCAGGAGTTTCTCCATGCACATGGCGAATGCCAAGTCGGTAACTACGCCGTACCAGTTCGACGGCATGGTGTCTATCGTGTAGTACGTCGGTGGCCCAACTGCCGTCATGTTCACTATGCTCACGGCAGCGGTAAGCAGCCCTTCCTGTATGGCTGTCGGGAAGTAATCAAACTGATATGTCGTTTCCACTACATCTCGTGGCTTCTGGTCTGCTCCCAGATCAACAGGATCGGCACGGAAAGTCCCGTGAACGTAGTCGATAGTTGTTACCTGCGCAGGCATGAGGACAACACCATTTTTTCTGACTATCAGCGGAGCCGCAGTAAGCCAGCCGCCAAATGTCTGCTGCCATGTCAGCCGATCAGGGGACAAATCGGCCTGCTCATCGTGGATGTGTATCTGGCGAAACGCCATCAAGCGCGGCGTAAGCAGCGTGTCAACCAGCACATTGAAGGCTGGTGTCGAGCTTACCCCCGTGGGTATGTACGTGCCGGGGAATGAACTCATTCCACACCTCTTATCTCGTTATCGTATGTTAAAACTTGCAACGCCAGTGTCCTTTTCAAAATCCTTCAAGACAAACTTCGGGCTGAACCTTTGCAAGTATCCAGCCAGCTTCTTGGCCTTCTCTTCGGTGCCCACATTCACACTCACCCGCGCCGATGTCACAAAGTGTGAGCCCTTGTATTTGCCAAGGCTCAACTCGGCTGTAACGTCCTTGTAACCTTTGTCTGTCAGATCATTCAAGAGCGACTTCTGTAGCGACTCCTTGGCTTCCAGTGACCATTTTTCCTTCAAGTCCTTGGCCTTCTGGCGAAGTTGCCAGAATGCCTGTGCGAACAAGCCTTCGGGCTCCCCCTTAGCCAGCACACAAAAGGCCACCTTCAAGGCCATTCTTTCGAGTCTTTCTGTCATCATCTAAGGTGCAAAATATCAAAAAATTATGCAGTAGAAAGAAAGAGCGCAGTGCCGCAGGTATGTGCAAAGGGATCGACTGGCAGGCACCGCGCTCCAAAGATTCAAGTGTGCGTCATGCTCTTCAAACTACGGATGTTATCCACAAAGCGGCGAGCCTTCACCGTTCCAGTGCCGCCGAAGAAAGACGACTTCAGCCGTTGCAGATCGGATTCCTTGATGCGGAACAAGAATACCACCTTCTTGCCGCCATCGGGGGCCTTCTCTGTTTCCGTCGTCAGCAGGGGAATGTCGAGCGAAGCTAGGTACGAACAAAAATATATGTCGCTACTCCGATATGTGGTTATCTTTTCCACATCCCCCGGCAATTGACTCGCCTGCTGCTCGTTCATGCCGTTTTCCTCTTCCTTGTAGTAATGAATTCTTCCCACTGCGCTTTTGTGTTATCGCCGTAACCATATCGTGAATGAAATTCCTTATGACATTCAGTGCAAACGGTGTCACCGTTGTTGACATTCAATCTCAAATCCTTGTTCCTATTCCACGACTCCTTATGATGAGCCACTAAAACACCGCTTTTATGGTTTCCGCACACCACACACCCATACCCGTCCCGCTTGAAAACATCCTCTCTCCACAAATGAAGCCCAGAGATCGCCATTTCACGATTCCTGCTGGTCGCCCTCTCCTCTGCTGTCAGATTCAGATTCCAGCGAATCTTGCGCATTGTTTCTTTTTGGATACAACCACACGATTGGGAATTACCCGTCAATAATGAGTTTCCCACAAGTATCTTTTCTTTCCCGCAGCCACATCGACAAAGCCAAGTGGGTTTTTGAAACCTGTTGCTACCAGCACGGCTTAATACAACCAGCCGTCCAAATACTCTTCCCGTCAAATCGTGTACTCTTTTTTTCCCGAGTTCGCTCGCCTGCTTCCGGTGATAACACCCGCACGAAACCACCGTTCCAGCCCGTATCTGATGGCCATACTTGATGCACTCCTTGCCACAATCGCACAGACAGAGCCATTTCTTGTAACCCTTTGCGTCACTATGGAAGCCGAGCACTGTTAGCATTCCATAGCGGTCGCCAGTGAGATCGCGGCATTTCCTCACGCCTCTACCACCTTTCCCCCGCCGAAGTCATACCCAGCAAGTCTCACGGGAGCCTTCCTCCCCTTTTGCCTCTCTGCGGCTTGTCGGTTCTTTTTAAGCATCTCTTCTCCAAAGGTTGACGACCGCGCAAAATGTCCGTCAACCTTGACGGAAATGCTCATGCCTTCGTAGACCCGCCTGCCTTGCCCGCCGCAATGCGGACACGGAGCGATTCTTGGGGCCTTCCCTATTGGAAAATCACCGTCGAACCGCTTCTGACATTTCTGGCACTCATAGCCAAACTGCATATCACACCTTCCTCGTCACTTTTCTGACGGGAGCTGTTGTTATTGGACTACGAACCACAGCGGGCTTATTCTTGGCTTCCAACGCGGCTATCTTGGCTTTCAGGGCCACAATCTGGGAATCCTTGTCGGCATCAGTGTCGTTGTTGTCCATCTCGATTGCCGTTCCCACGGCAGGCTCTTCCACTTCCGCCGCTTTGCGATTTCTCTCGACTTCTTTTTTCCGAGCTTCGGCTGCCGCTCTGGCTTCCTCCGACTTCTCCGCTACCGTTGCGGGCGATGGCAAAACCTGCCCAATATTAAGCGACACTTGGCTTTTGCCGACTCCCTGACCCGAACTGTCATCCTTCACTATTTCCATGCTGGCTGGGCCTACTGCCTTGAGGCGGGCACGCTCTGCGATAGAGCTGATGTCATTCTTGCCCTTCAGGGCTGCAATCCGCTCTTCGACGGTTTCATCTCCCCTGATGATTTCCATTTTCTCCGACTTGACCTTTTTCTGTTGCGCCTCCTTGGCTTCCTGCTTCCGTTTGGAAATCTGAGTGTCCGATATGTCAATAGGATCAGTCAGGTCTTCGTCCGACTGGATCACCTGCATTCCCTCGCCGGGAGCTGGCTTCTTTGACTGAGGCTTGGGCTGCATACCAAGAATCTCGTCCCGCGCCTCCTGCGAGAAAGGAATTATCCATGCACTTTTCGGATTTTTCTGGGCCTGACGCTTCAGGATATCCAGATCGCGTGTGTCGTCAAACTTCCTGCCGTCAACGATAAGCCTGTTGTTGACAGCATCGTGTTCTATAACTGCGCCCGCTCGGAATGTTTCCTTGATGTTGCCAAGGTGTAGCTCTCTTACTGTCAGAATGAACTTGTCGTTCATACTGTGCCTCCTATCATATGTGTTAGATATTTCCCGATGCTCTTTGGAGCATCGGCTTACTTACCCGACAGGCACTCGCCTATCGGTAAACCATTCATGCTTTGAAAATCTTCTCGTACCAACCTTCGGCCTCCTTCGTGGCCTCCAGCCGCATGTCAAATCTATATCCCACAACCTCGGAGCCCAACGGGCCATATCCGTCAAGATACAGTTCAGCAGTGCCTTCAAAATCTATAACAAAGCCCTTCTTGATTTCGCCCCGAACATAGCCGCCAAAAACCATCGCGGGATATATCTTATATGTCTCAAGGCTGATTGTCAGCGGGCCTTCTTCCTCGGGGAAACGAGACAATACCTGTCCAACATTCTTCGCAATATCCCGAATATCGAAATCGAAGCTCGAAACCTTGAACAAATTTCCGCTGTTGTTGCGCTTGCCGTCCATGTAGCCCAGTGCGTCAAACGATTCCACATCGGGCAAACCGCCCGCCTTCTTTACTTGCCATTGACCGCCTACCTTCTCCACCTTGAAACCGACAGACGCCCTGTCAATCCGCACATTTTCAAAGTTGATGCCCGCACCGCCACCAGCAACGATCTTTCGGGAAATACTGGCCAGCCTGTTTACAAAATCACTCATAGAGTCGCCACTGAAATGCTTGTTGGCCCAGCAATCTCAACCGAGAAGCCTTCTTCTTTCAGGATGTTGATTCCGAACCAAGCGTTATCCCTGTTGATAAATTCAATGATAGCGGCAACCGGCTCTTCGGTAACTGTCCGAATCTTGATTCCCTCTGCCTTCAGGATGCGGAGCATCTCCATTATCTTGTGGGTGAAAGCAGTTTTCTCGTCGGCCTCAATCAGCATCTTGGCGACATGGATCAACTCTCGTGCAATCATTTCTTCCTGTTTCATATTTTCACTCCAAGGGCTCCTTGGCTACAAAGAGCCCCCTTGAAAGCCAAGGAGCCGCGCCCTAACTGTTTCAATCCACGGATTACGGAACACCAACAATTGAGCCACCCACGTTTCCGTAGGTGTATTTCGAGCCGAACACTCGCGCAGGAGCAAATGTAAACACCGTGCCCGCCGCCATCTGTTCGGCAACCGTAATGGGAATCTTCTTGAAGTCCCGTCCAACAATCTCCAGCATCACAACCAGCACATGCGCTGGTTGCTGGTCAATGTCGCACTGGTAATCCACATCCGTCGGAACCTGCACGGCCTTTCGCTGGAACACATCCTTCAACCACGGCCTCGTTCCTGTCAAAGTCATAGGATTGTAGATTCCCTTCAGGAAAGTCCTGATTCGCGTCAGCTCGCCCGCGTAAGGGAGCACATCCGTCGGCTCCGTAATGCGAGCATTACGGGCATAGTTCTTCATCCATCGTGAATATTGCCAACTTGGCCCTGTATCCCAACCCATATTCCACCTACCTTTCGTTTTTTTGCGCTTAAAGGGTCATCAACGATACCCTCAGCGGCATCCAGCGTTTGCCGTCACCGCCAGCCTTTTGCGCAATAGGCTTGTCCACCCAAGAGGAAAATATCAAAAAATTATGAAACGGCATTTTTCAGCCCAGAAGTTGCACCAAGTCGAATGCCCCTTTCTTCTGCAAGGATGCCCGATAATCGTGACTGAGAATCTTGTTTGAATCCAGTCCTATGCCGAATATCTTACTGAACTCGGCCATACCGCGTGGGCCTTCCCCGCTGTAGCCAATGTTTAGGCCAACGAATGTGTGGGATGTTATTTCGTCGCCCCTTCTGAAGAACACGTCGGTTGATTGTATGCCGCCATAGTCTTCATCGAAGTGAACCGTGCCGTGCGCGAATCCATATCCCGCATCAGCGATCATCCGCGCATTTGCCAGAGCGTTCATCGTGGAACCTTCGGATTTGAGCCTAATCGGCTTCGGTACGGTAAACTCGTCTTCCGCCATCAGCTCTCTGGCAATGCTGACGATTCCAGCAGCAATATTCTTCATGCCTTGGCTCCGCTCGGTGCTATGTCCTGCGGCCTTGGAAATTCTCGAAGAACTTGTCGGGCCTGTCGCTCCACGGCATAACCACGCCAGCGTTGCTTACCTGACTGGCAGCAGCATGTGCCGTCCTGTAAGGCGTTGTATCAACGGCCTTGCCGATCACGCGCTGTACCGAATTCATGTCAACCGGGATACCGCCCTTGTCATTCGCCGTTTCAACATCAACCCATTGTTTGTCGGTTACATCTTTTCTATACGCCATGATATTTCTCCTTTTTGGGGATTCATTCCTGCTCACCATAAGAGCAAAATATCAAAAAATAATGAAAAAGAAAAGGCCGACGATGATTTTCATTCTCTATATCCAAAAGCAAAAGAGCACAGATGAGTTTCACACATTCGCAGGTTAAGCGAAGGGTTGAAAGACCTCGCGGTTCTTTCCATCTGTGCTGTGTTTTCTTGTCATCTGATAACCTGCCTTTATGTGAAACTGAGACAAGTTAAACATATTCCAAGGGATGAGTCAACAAGTTACCGAATCAGATAAGAGCACATTCGTCTAGGAATTCAGCACACTCTTTGTCCCATCCGTTTTCGCGATTCTGTTTACAAAGATGTTGCCAAGTAGCATCCTTGAAGTGAGCGGGCCTGCGCCGAAGGCTGTAGAACTCCAGTCTGCTCTTGAGAGACGCCCAGAAGCTTTCGTGGCCATCCACGCCACCCTTCTGTATGTCAAACCGGCCCTCGTAATCCTTGCCATTCTCCCAGCCCACGAGGAAGTCACACTTGTCGTAGCCACGCTCGGGAGCTGAGATACCCCAGTTGGAAAACTGGTGAATCACCGCACCAAAGATATCCCGAACTTGCACGTATTCGGCACCGACATAGTGATCGCCATTCACCTGCGGCTTGTCGCCGACGTAGTAAACAATGGCTTTACACTCGCGGATCGGGCCTTCGGCCCTGTTCAGGGCCACATACTTGACCGAGCTTTTCATAGTTTCGATCTCCTTCACTACAACATTGCAGGAGGAGCGCGGAAATCCAGAGTTATTGAAGGTATTTGTGAAGGGTTGCGCAGGATGGAATCGAACCATCTTCTGCTGGTTATGAGCCAGCCGCAGGGCCTTCCTGCTACCGCGCACTATAAATCATAACTCATTAGAACCAAAGACGTTAATTGGACACGGGGGGATTCGCACCCCCGTCTCATCAGTTGTCACCGCAGCGTCTACATGCGTAGCCAGTTTAAGTCTGGCAACTAGGGGCGTATTTCTACACCCTCCACCAGACGGAAGTTTTAGGTGATTCCGACACACACCGCCACGCCAGTAGGTAGCCTACACCCAAGTATTAGTCGTACTCTCGGGTACTGCTGGGCTATCTCCCCGATTTCCTAGACTGCCTAAGCAGCCATTTGGTAAGTGTTCGCACTTACTTATTTTGACGGAGTGATTAGCGTGGCCAACCGTCATCCACGGCATGCAGCTACAACTCCAATCCCGATGATCGAATCTAGTCGTGCCCGTATTTTCAAAGAGCAATTTTCACCCGATACCGTTTCAATCCACTCCCTGTTTCGGCAGGGACGACTTTACGCTATTCATTTCCGTCTCAAAGCATTCTGGGCAAAGCCCGTGCGAAATCGAATTGATCGGCCCCGATTTCACATCGTAGGGAACCCGGCACCGCTGGCAGAATGACGGCATCAAGCCAGCCTCCATCTCTATGCGCTTGGTTTCAATCTCCTCTTTCACCCGATACCCAGATCGGTAGCTTCCCTCATCTTGTCCGGCACGGCTTTATCCGCTGCCGCAGGAGCCATCCCGTCTTTCATCTCGCCCTTCATCGGCTTAGGCTCGGATTGCGCTATTTCCATCGCAACCGAACCCGAACGCAAATCGGTAATCCTGCCCGCCACGATGTGCTCGCCCTTTGTCCTGCGGGCCTCGGTATCCGCTTTGTGGGCCAGCACGGCATCCCAGTCCACGAATGTCATAACCCCTGCGTGCCATTTGCCATCGAAAAACACATCCAGCCAGTATCTGTCAGCAGGAACAGGCAGATTGTTCTGTCTCACATTGTGCGCCTTCTTTATGGCCTTTGCACGGGCCTTGCGCTTCTGCATTTTGAGTCTTTGTGCCTTGGTTGCCATTTGTTTCCATTATACGCCGATAGGCAGTTTTTTGAACGCAAACTATGCTGGTTTGGTTGGCGGTGGCTCGGTGTCGCCTATACTGTCCCAGAGAGCTTTGAGAAATTCAGCTATTTTCCTGAGCAGCTTTCTCATGCCCCTACCTTTCGGCCAGCACGGCTTTCGCCACGGATACCAGCTCTTTCGCAACCTTTCTTAACATATCGCCCGTATCCTTGTCAACCAGTTCAACCACATTGTTGGGACACAGGATCGGCACCTGCTTCATCCTGAGAGCTTTCAGTTGCATCACTCTCTTATCTGTCGTGCCGAAGTATTCCTCCAGCTCCCGTTCGTATTTCTCTGGCAGTATGCCCAAGCCGTAGTCTTCAATACGCATGTCTAGCGGCAGACGGCGCATGCCGCATTCCACATTCATAACATAAGGCGATGATGTTTTTTGTCTCATACCGTTGAGCAAAATATCAAAAAATTGTCAAATCAGGACAAGCTTCTCCCGAGCCCGAATCTGCTTCGCAGCCACCCGCAGGTTGTTCGTTCCCGCTACTTGGACCGACCTCCATTTTTTCGGCCCCGCTATCTCGTCCAGTATGTTCGCGATTTCATCCAGCGTCTTGCCCCTTTTCCGCTGGGTTTCCAGAACCGAGCGGATAACTTGGTTGATACCGCGCACCAGTGTTCCCTTCTGGCAGTGCTCTTCGGCTTCCCGTACCGCTTTAATGTAGTAATCGAAGTCTCGTTTCATACGATTATTACTCCACCCTGAAGTACCAAGGATTACGCGCCAGCATACAGGCTATAGCAGCCACGATCAGCGGCAGGTCTTTGGGCGTATACTTCGCCTCTTCACTGAGCAAGCCCGAACCGTGAACAGTGAAAGAGCCCACGCCCACCGGATTCCCATTGATGCCACAGAACCGAACGCACTTGCGCCCGTTCGGAACCGCCAATTCGATGAGTTCCTTTACGGTAGGCTGCGCTCCCGTGCCCTCGGGCTCCCGCGAGCATATCGCAAAGGCCACATGCTTGCCAGCCAGCAAATCTTCGGCAGCATTCACCAGTGCCAGCGGGCCGTGAACATCCGCCGCATACATCCGCAATTCCTCGGGCGTGCCAGACTTCGACTGGATCACATCCTTGTTTTGCAGAACCGAACCGACTAATGTATCTCTCATGTTTCGATCTCCTTCTACCACTACATTGCAACACAAACTGGAAAATCCAGAGATAGTGAAGTTATTCCTTTCTATCATGCAACGGCACGGGATATATCGCAGGGAACCGACTGTCGGAGCAAGAGATATACGCCCCGCCCGCCATACGCATATCGCTGTCGGGATTGCCCTCGGCATCCGCAGGATATGCCGTAAGATACGGTTCCTGTCCACCGAACAGGTGACGCTTCACGATCACCACCGCAGGAGCCTTCTCGTTCGGCTCAAATAACTCGGGGATGTCGGGGAAGTCCGCGCTCGGCAGGAGCGTGACTTCGTCGCAGCGTTCACTGATTCCACCTTTGGAACACCGCGCAAACATCGGGTTCTTGAATATTTCGACTATCATTCCTGATTTTTTCATATTCTCAATCTCCTTCACTACCACATTGCAACAGTGGCCCATAAATCCAGAGTTATTCCTACTTTTTTACTTCAACTTTGCAATTCAGGAAATCCGATGCCCGTATCTGTCCTGCCACCAGCGTCTTCATCCTTGACTGAACCTTGGCTTCCCGCTCCAGTATCTGCTGAAACTCCTGCTCCGTCCACCGCTCGTTCAGGGGATTCCAGTCGCCGTCCTGTAGGCAGATCAGACGCTCCGGTGGCCTGCCAGATGCCCGCAGGAAGGCCAAGAAAGCCTTATCCAGCCACGGTGGCACCCAGCAACCGCTTCTGCATACATGAACGATTGTGGAGCCCTGTAGCCCCAAATCCAAGCTTTTACTCCAAGTGACTTCTTTCACCCTGCTCTTCATATCGTCGGGTAGGATGAGCCCGTCCTTCGGCCACACTGGCTTAACCCACAATGCGCTCCTGCCTTTCTTCTGCAAGAGCCATTCGCGTAGCCAGTTGTGACAGTATATGTTTCGATCTCTCTTATCCACCCCGAGACTATCGCCCTGCCAGCAGTCGTGATGGGCATCGATAATGATAACCCTGTTGATACTCTGATGTATGTTGCAAGCGTAAGCGTGTGAATCGGATACACACATCGGAGCGTACTCGACGCCGCTATGCTTGTGAAGCCACTTCCAGAAGCCCCGTTCGTTGCCATCGGTCTTCAGCTCGTTTGCCAGCCCGACACGGCTTTCCCAGATCATATTCAGAAACAGCAGGGATTCTTGGTGGCCGAAATCCCATGCGGGGTCTTCTTTTACAAAAAAGTCGAAATCAATCGTCACAAGCGTTCTCATACAACTACATTGCAAAAGAGCGTGAGAAATCCAGAGATAATGCAACTATCTTCGGCAGGATGCTGCCCGCTCGATAACGCCATACATCGGATCGCCCGGCCTTGGCGGCCTGACCTTCTGCGGCGGTGGATACATGGCCATGTCATCCTTGGCCAGCTTCAATTCGGGTTCCTCGTAATTCGGGATGACTTTGAACTGGTCAACCTTGTTCCTGAGATACCCGAACGATTGCTGCATCACCGAGTTTTGCCTGAGCACAACAGACTCAGGAACAAAACGATCTCGACTGCGATTGCGGAACAGCGAAACTTCCAGCGGAACCCACACATACACCAGATAAGTTCGGTAGCCTTGGGCTTGCGCCTCTTCTACTTTTCTCTCGGTGTTTTCAGGATTGGTGCCAGTGCCGTCCACCACAACGGACTGGCCCGTGCCGCTGCGGATGATGCTTGCGAATTCGCCATCGGCAACTTCTTTGCTCCAGTCATGCAGAACCTGCGGATTCATCGGATCGTAGTCGGGATGTCTCCGAAGTATATCGTCTGGATCAACCGCCTTGAAGTCGAAGTGCGTCATGTATCTCTTCGTGCGGACAAAACTTTTCCCTGCGCCTGCGACTCCCATGAAGAACACTGCTTGCCACAGGATCGCACCTGCCGTTCTCTTGCCGTCTCGCGGCAACAGATTCCAATCCTGTAACGCACTGATTATTCTTCGGTTTAGGATGTCATCTGCGGCGATTATTGCTGCTATCGTGCCGTAGCGGTTCATAAATACTTCTTCTCGAAACAGGTTTTCAAATCCAAAGAAAACTTCGTGTGATCGTTCTTCTTCAAGTCGATGTCGGTGTAAAGGTTTTCCGCTTCTGGCACTTCCTTCCAGCCCTTGCCGCCGCAAACCTTTCCCTTTAGTTTGCCAGTCGTGAACACCATCCTGTTGGTGCCATTGCTGCCGTGAAGCACGCTATTCTGGTTGAACTTCTTTCCAAGCCCTTCCAAGAACTTTCTGTGGGATTTCAGTTCATCCCTGTCCTTATGATGCACCATGATGGACTTCGCTGTCTTGGCTGTCAATTCCTGCGGATCGTGGAACACCATGAAGCTGGATTCTTTGCCGAAATAGTTGCCGACACACTCCGTATACTTCACGCCAGCCTTTTCCAGTTCACCCCGCAATTCTTCATGCCGTTTGTGGAAAAATTCATCTGTCGGTTCCATCTTCTCTTCCTTGGGATCATTGGAATTCCGTCCGCCAGACATAATCGTGTAGTGTCCTTTGGAAAGAGTCTTCTCTAGTTGGGGCTTCCCTAGAGTGACATGATTCTTATACTCCGGCGGCAGGGCCTTATCGGGCTGTGGCTTGTCTGGCTTCTTGCCGTCCCCCTGCTCAGGCGGAGTGTCGCGGTATTCGTATGTGCCGTCAGGCAGTTTCCTGCGCCATTCCCTGCGGTCGCCCTTTGGCGGCTCCCACTTGCGCTCAACATCGGCACACAATAGGGCCGCAATGCGGGCGGATCGGGCATCGGTAGCAATCTTCTCGGCTATTCTGGCAAACCTTATCGTATCCATACACCAAGGCGCAAAATATCAAAAAATTATGCTTTGGCTTGGCGAAGCTTCTCTTCCAGTTCGTAAGACATGAAAGGAGAAAACACGCGGCAGTTAACACCGCGCTTATCGCAAGCCTGCACCCATTCAGCCATTGTTTGCTTCAAGGGCTTATTCTTCAGAATCTCCACGCCTGTCTCGGTAGTGCCGACCCACACTTCGTAATCAATCACCTTGTATGGCCAGCCAGAAATATCCCTTCCCTCGGACAGTAATCTCTCCCTGATTTCAACCTTCAGGCCATAGGATCGTGCCTTATCGGCGATGTCTTCGGCAGCGGCCCGAGCATACTTGTGCGTGCCGAATCCCTGCGAGCTGTATGAAGTGGAACTCACGGTTTTGAACAGAACCATATCGTTGGATACTGGTATCTCAATATCCAATGCCGCCTTTTTGATTGCCGCTTCGTTGTCGTCGAAATCGGCCCGATATTTCTTGCACCTCCCATCGGCGTCAGCCTGCCACTTCGCTTTAATAGCGTTATGCTCTTCTGCGTTTTCCTTGATGCTCTTGGTGAAATCGAATTTCCGCCTTGGGAACTTCTTCTTCCAAGCCGCTTGTAATTCGGCGTCGTATCCTGCCTCAAGGGCCTTCGTCGCCTTGCTCCGCTCTTGGTTCAAAATATCACGAGCTTCGATCAGTTCTTCAAACTTTGTCACAGAACACCTTCCAATCTGTTTGCCTGCGCCGTCGCATGCCAATCTATCTGATTCAGTTTCGCTCCGATCTTCATACCGTTGATCAGGAGCACGATTTTCTTAACAGTCCCGTCTTCTTTCCACTGGCTGTTGCTGCCATCAATCTTGTGTTTCTTCCAACTGCGCTGCACCTCAACACCCTCTCCAGAATGCTGATTGTCATAGCTGTATCCCAATGAGAATCGAATCAGCGGCTTCTTGCCTGATTCGATCAGCCCGACTATTTCCTTCTTCATGTTGCCGTCGGCTTTTGCCGCGAGCTGATTCCAATGGGCTTCCTTCTCGGGATCAAGCTGCTCAACTTTGATCGGCTCCAGCGGGGTGCCGCGCACCGAGACTTCGGCAATCTTCTTGATGTCCCGCAGGGGGTGATTGACGGAAATCTGAGTGTATGTGTGCAGCCAATCAGTCCACACCCCACCGCCGCCGCCGCCCGATACGTTGAACGCAACCTTGACGCCATTGATTTCGGCGTGGATATACGACAGCCCCTTCTCGGGAAGCAGCTTCACCGCGCTCCGTGGAACGACGAAGTAGTGACTCACGCCTGCCGCCGATGTCCAGAATTTGCTACCGCCGCGCCTGTACCACTTGAACTCGTATACCCGCTTCGCCGTCGCCGCGATATTCGGGTGCTGGAACTTGGCCACGGGCTTTCCTACCTTCGCACCGACCTCGATAACCAGATAGTCGCCCGGCTCGATGTCGATCACATACTTGTCTTCCTTCTCGGTCTTCTCGGCGAGAATGAATTCTGTTCCGCATTCACTCAGCAATTTAGCTTTCACTTCCATGATAGTTTCTCCTTCGCTACTACATTGCAGCAGGGGGCTGAAAATCCAGAGTTATTGAATCAATTTCGCACGGGTAATCACAGTCTGCTTCACTCCGCGATATTCTTCCTGAGCCTTCACGGTGGCCTTTACGCTCACCTTCTTACCGTTCTCGAATCCCGGATTGCCACTGGCGAACCAAGTCAACACATTGCCAGCCGCATCTTCAAATTTCAAAATCGTGCTGAAGCCATACTGGGTTTCCTGCGGAATCGCAGCAACCACAGTCAGGTCGAGGAAGTCCTGCCGCTTGCCAACCTCGCCGACATACTGGGAAACGTTCGGCTTCTGGACGCGGGGGCCGTTTACCATGCTCGCCGCGATACCTGCGGACTTCTCGGAAATCCAGCCACGCTCGGCAAGGAACTTGCACTGCTCGGCATATTCGTCCTTCTTGCCATCTTCCTTCACGGGGACTTCCGCCGCCAGCCATGCTTCAATCAATGCTTCGGCGGCAACCTTGTCGGCATCGGTTACTTCGATCTTCACGGTAGTCCGCCCGCCGACGAAATGAGCCAGAGCGCAGTTCCGAGTGCAATCAACATTCTCCATCTTGTCAAAGGCGTGACGGTCTTCGACCCAGCGTTTCAGATAGCCTTTATCACGCCTGACGACCGCCAGACATACGGCAAGATATTCATCCAACTCTATCGCGTGGTAAGCCCGACGGCCATATCCGCCTTCGGACTGATCGTGCTCATCGCACTCACCTTCGATCAACAGTGCCACGAACTCTATCGCCTTGATGATGGCCTGTCCATCCGCGCCAGTGTACTGCTTCAGGCACTCGACACCGACGATCAGCTTCCGGCCATCCTTGTGCTCGACAACGAAACCACGGCCAAGCGCGTGCTGGCAGGTCTGACACTTCCAGTTGTAGCCTTCGGCAAACTTGTTAATCTCGGGGAGCCTGCTGGTTTCACCGACCGCCTCGGCGTTACCTTCAACACGGACAACCTGTCCGATGACCTTCCACTCGGCGTCGGCAGCGTTCAGGAACTGCTCGGGAATCTCAACTTCAACGTCCCTGACCAGAACCACGTAATCCTTGTCCAGAGCGACTTCGCCATCCTGATCGACGATAATGTGCTTTTTCAGGGTTTCCTTGGGTTCGCCAATCGAAACGACCTTGGCTTCGCCGTATCCCATCTTCTGGGCGTGCTTGTTGAGACGGCGAATAGCCTTCTCCATCTCCTTGACTCGGCTGCTGGGAATCTTGAAGTTCGTTTTCATAGTCTCAATCCCTTCCACTACTACATTGCAGAAGGGCATCGGAAATCCAGAGAAATTGAAGATTTTTCAGCACTTTCTGCCGTATGACGCCCGAACGTACTCGGGGCCGTGCCACAGGCCGACGCCGAAGCCCAGCCGCTTCAGGTCTTCAGGCATCGTCCTCTTGGCATACCTGATGATACCCGCATCCGACTTAAACTCCTTCGGCTGCCAGTTTACATCACGCACGAAATCACATCCCATCATCAGCTTCATAGTTTCACCTTTCCTTCTCGCCTCACGATACGATTCAAGATTTTCCTCTCCCATTTCTTGTAATGAAGCTTGGCCTTGGAAAATCTCGTCGTTTTCATAGTTCCAAATCCCTTATCGCTCGCACGTCAACCTTGCCGAACACTTCCAGTGCCGCCACAAGGTTCTGTAGGTAGTCATAACTGACGGCTTCCTGTCCCGTGATCTCGTAGTTGAAGTATGTGATTTGGCCCTTGTAGCCGTTCTTTTCCTCACGGCTTTCGCCCCCGAATTGTATCTTCAGCCCGAAGTGCGGGAACGTTGACTGGGCCAGAAAGCGAGTAATCATCTTGGCCGCCTTCTGAGCGGCAGGCACGTCGGCCTTGGCAATGTTGTGCCCCTTCTCCAGAAACTCCAGTGCCAGATCGGAGTCAACCGACTCGCAGGTTGCCTCGGCAATACCGAGCGTGTCCAGATCGCCAACGATTTTGATGTCTTTCACGTTACTCACCGTTTCAATCTCCTTCTACTACAACATTGCAACAACAGTGAAAAAATCCAGAGATAATCACGCTTTTTGCTCGACTATGGGCTCTTGCCCCTTGGGAAGCACGCTTTTCTTCATGTAATCATTCCATCTTTCAACCGCAAGGCTCGGCGTCCCGTCTTTCTTCATGGCTCGCAAAACAATGTCCCCGACATTCGGCCTCTTGCCCCACCGATAATTTCGGGAAATCTTGTCGCCCTCGCGGAAAACTTGAAGCACGAACTCTCCGTATTCCACTCTCCATACCTTCGAGTAGCATTCATACCGCCATTTCCGCAGAATCGTGCTCTCGGGATACGGCAACTTGGAAGCCGAAGCCACGAGGTTTTCGCGGTCTTTTTCATTCCGCCATTCGGCTTCAGTCTTGGCTTCTTCGGCACGAGCGGCTGAGAGTTCCGCACCGTATTCATCATTGAGCTTCACGCGAATTTCATCTGCCAGCTCACTGCGACGAAGTTCAACTCGTCGCTCGATATCACATCGAACGAGCCGCTTTTGATTCAGTATTTTTCCGAGTTCTTCAATGTTCATAGTTTCAATCTCCTTACACTGATACATTGCAATAAGAAGGTATAAATCCAGAGAAATTGAAGGTATTTGCAAAAGAATGAGACTGGCCCTACGGACTGCTTGCCGCCATCTGCCGTTGCTGGATCGCCCCCGCCACGGCCCGATACACCGCGTCCAGAATGATTCGGCGGTTCTTCTCGTTCAGGTATTCTTCAATCATGGCCCATGTCCTGCTCATCTTGAGAGCGCGGTCAACAGCCCTGTGAACATCGGTTTCATTTCTCATCGCGTCAACCGCCCGCTGCACCTGATTGACAATCGTGCGCATATACGCCCGCACTTCAGCAGGATGGTTCGCGTAGGATTGCATATTCACTTCCGATATATCGGGCACTTGGCGGAATGTTTTCCCGGCAGACGGCTCATCCATTCGCACATCAGCCAAATGAACCAGCTCGTGTGAAATTAGATCGTCCAACCGTATCTCAACATCCCGTCGAATACCAAGAAACTGTAACGCATTGAAGTTTCCGTTGACGTTGATGAACGCGGCAGGCTTTCTCACTCCGCCGCTCGTCGTGAATCCCGCGCCGCCTGCAATCACGGGCTCGTCGGAGGAGTCAGGCTTCGATACCAGCTTGATAACAACGGACAACCTTTCGCCCTTCACATTCTCCATCTCCACTTCCTTGGCAAGAATCGTCAGGACGCCGAAAGGCTGCTCGGGGTGCTGGCTCTTGGCCGCCCATTCGACAAACTTGAAAAACTCGTCGATGATGTCCTTGACAGTCCGCCTGTCAACGCGGATCGGACTGTAAGCTATTTTCTCGGCTATGGAAGCGATGCGAGCCGTAAACGTGTGAAGTTCGGATTCCTTTACCAGTTCTTCGGGCCAGTGTTTTACTTCGGTGCCGCTTGGATACCACTTAACCACAATCTGTCCAGTTGAAAGGACACTACGGACATAGCCCGTGGCCCGTCCGATGGCTCCGCGCTTTCTGAGAACTACCTTGTCGCCGTATTTGAACATTCTACCCTAGCGGCAAATATCAAAGAATTATGAGGCAAGGTGAACTCTTTGCCGTGTCTGTATACCGTGCTTCTTGCGCTGGTAAGCTATCCCTTCGCCAGTCATTCCGTATCGCTCTCCTATCTTGGCGTCAGAAAGTGCTTCGGCAACATATAACTGCTCTAAAATCTCTTTCGTCAAGCCGTGCTGCTTGTGCGTTTTGTTCTGCGACAAATCGCGCTCGGGCTTTCTGCCGCGAATATCCCATGCCGTATATGCGCCAGCGGAAATGTTTTCAATACACTTCTGAGACCTTAGCGGGCCATCGTAACTTGAAACACTATGCGTTTTGATATGGCGAGACAAATTGGCCGCACGATGTCCGCAAAGTTTGCAGGTGACGAAATCCACCGACTCTACTTTGTCCTTCCACGGATCATATAGGCCACCATCAACGATACTGTCCTGCGGTGGCTGGTTTGGCGACCAAGATCGCAGCCATGCGTCCTTCTTGCGAACTATTGTGCCATCTTGGCATCGGTAGGCGATGCTCGGAACATATGGGCCTCTGGGTGCCGCGCTTGCTCGTAATGCCTCGCCAATAGACGCGGATACCATAGTAGCATCGGGATACTTGGCAAGATACTGCTCTTTTGTCATGCCGTGCGACTTGCGAATGTGCTCTGTTGCCTTGGCGACGCGGGCGTTGCATTCTTGGCAGACGACATAATCCTTGCCTTCAACCATTCCCGGCTTCCAGTAATTGAGCGGGCTCGCCAGCCACTTATCTAGCTGCTTGTGGCTCCTGAATTTCTTCCCTGAGCCATCAGGAACCAGCAGATCGCCCTTTCGGCGGTCAACCTTATTCTTTGTAGCCCTGCTGAAAATAGGGTGTTCATTCATGTCCTTGACGGCTTTGTCAATCCAAGCGTCCACCATCGGACGGATGCTCTCCCAGCGAGTCATCACATCATTTTCCCACAGAACAAGGCATTCGATATTGGCGGATCGGTATGCGGCGACGAGTTCCTTTTCGTGCTCGACTGGATCGACGCCAATGACCTCTTTGGAATGATAGTAATCGCCAAGAAGCTCTATGACATAGCGGGATCGGTGCCTCTCACTGCTCAATTTCCTATGTTCCTTCGATGCAGCCAAGGCCGATTCCAGCACATTGCTCGACAGCACTATAAAGTCGGGATTCAAGTCCTTAATGAGTCTGCCATACTTGTGAACGCCCGTCTTTGTACGGATGAAACGTCCGCCATAGCCAATGTAAACGCACTGCTCGCAGGTATGCTCGTCAAAGAATACCTCAAGCGCGGACGGGCCGCGATGTGCCGAGTCAGTTTGCCGCGTGAATATCTCCTCGTTCTGCATCGGATGATTTGTTCCATACCGACGCTGACTGGTTTCGATCATCGCTGCTTGGACTTCGGGAAGACTGAACACATTGTCCACACCGTATTTCTCTCGCACTGTTTGCTCACGCTTCTTGTTGATTTCAATGAAGGATCGCTTGTCGGTAGTGGACTTGATACACTTGTCTATGATTTTGCTGGCCCGAAGATACAGCCCCCTTCCGTGCTCCATATGAAGTTTCTCATCGTCCCAACCGTGCTCTTTTCTCAGGTGGGTGCTCAGGCTCAGAAAAACTTGATTACACTCGGGACACTTCACATAGTCCTTGTTTAACTCATACTTGTCAGGATTCTTCACGATACATTCCTGCAAGTGCTTTGTCATTCCACCGAAGATAAACCAGTCTCCACATTTGTCGCATTGAACCGAGCCGCGCCGCTCACTGACTGGCTTGAAGCAGCCATTTGCGAGAAGGGACTGTCTTCTTTTCTCCGTAACAGATGGGAGAACCACCTTACAATCAGGATATTTCACTCGGTATTCTTCGAGACTCATTCCGTGAATGTGAATATGGTGAGAAATCATCGGTGTCTTGTATCCACAAACCATGCAACAAAGATGGTCAACACCTTCTTGCTTGTAGCCAACACATCTCTTCAAGTGGTGATACTTCTGTTTGCCGTCTATTACCAGTCCGCCGCAACTAGAGCACAGTGTTGTTTTCATACTATCCCTTTCATTTTTCCTTACAACATACATGAGATAGGGATAACCGTCAACACAAAAAGAAGCCCAAGATTTCTCTTGGGCTTCTAAATGCTCGATATTACTGCGTTTTATACGCTAGTAATACTAAACTCTCAAGATGCTCATGCGCTGAAGTGCATACGGGTTATACGCACCGATTCCGAGCTGTTCAAACATGCTGAAGCCTATCAGCCTGTTTTTCGGATCATCCGCCGACAGCACCGTCAACTCGGTGCGGACAGGAATGCGCCCGAAGAATTCCGCCTCGCCGCACACATACACAATGCCTTCCGGCACGATACGTGTAACGATGAGCTTGGCACCCCACAGCGTCGCCATGAGGCCAGTCTTCAACAGGACTGCCTGTGTCTCGATGTCGAGGGTATCCCTATCCCACTTGCGCAGGTCAGCATAATCCTTGGCGTTCAGGAACACGGTTGCCACCCTGATGTCCGTCCGTTCCACGTTCGCGAAGGCATCGGCCAGCGCGTTGGCAGTCAGGTTGCCCGTCACGGGTATGACAGGGTTCGGGTTCGTCGGATCAGCCGCCAGAGCATCCATAACCGCGAAAACCTTGCGGTCTTCCTCGGCCATGATCTCAGCCTTACCCAGATCGACAGAACGCTCGATCAGATCGAAACGCCTCTGCTTGATCTCGGTGAGCTGAATCTCGGGATTGCTGGCGATCTCGAACAGCGGAAACAGAACGCGCTTCGGCTTCGCGACCGCGACGATGTTCTCGCCTTCCTCTCCGACGACATAGGCCGTGATGTTCGGGTCTTTGTCGTAGATCGGGAGTGCTCCGTCAGGGAGTGCTTCGACGTAAAACGCCTTGCGCAAATCTGTTGCCTAGCATCTACTATTGATGCCGCCGTGGACATTTCTGCCACGGTCAGTAGCTCCTAAAGTGTCGCCACTGTTCGGACTATATCTTCACTCGTAAAAGTGCCCGGCGTACCCATATCGTTTCCGAATACAGGTTGGACATTACCAGCATGGGCAAACAAGCCGTTAGCTTCGTCCATAGTCTCTGAACCTTCCTTGTCGTTTCCAACAAGGCTTGGCTGCTGATTGGCATACCGCATCCGATACTTTTCAGGTATCTTGTACGGAACTGCGATGTTTACAAACTCTCCCACTGTGTCGAAGAACTTTTGCTGAGAATGCTTCCAGACATACAGTCTCCAGCATTCTTCATTTGTCATCTTGTTTATGGAACACTCCAGCCCGAACCGAGACCGAAGTAAATCCATAGCATTCTGTCGTTCTTCTTCAACGGGACATCCAATGCAGAACCAAACTTGATCTCTGCTTTTACTTCCGTCATCGCAATACCAGATCGCAAGCGAGAGTGGGTTAAGTCGATCAAGAATAAACTGGGGTATTCTCTTTGCTCGTTTCCCATTGTGCGTGACATAGCACTCTTCGTAGTACCATTCAAACACGGGATGAACAATCGAGCGCACCCTCATCATTCCATCTTTCCTAACCCGAACACTGCTCAGATATTCTCCGAGCATTCCAGCCTTTAATCCAGCATAACGATGCTGAAGCGGCGAATGTCCAAAGGAGAGCATGCAAGAGCGACTGTGTACTTTTTCAATACAACCATCACCAAGAATAGAGCCATCAAGCAGAGCAAATTGTTCATCAGTAAGAAGTGGAAGATTCTTTCTCTCCCATTCCCGAACAACCTTGATACCATGACGTTTTCTGGCGACAGTGACAGCCGCAGGATCAACACAAAGCAATTCGGCAATCTCTGCATCAGTCTTCTTCTCGACCGTGTAGAGATTTTCCAAAATCTGCCTTGTTATCACTTCTCTCATCACACTCTTCTATGCTGTTCCAGCAATTTACCGGGTTTATAGTGAGCCTGCAATTAACCCACTGACATGTAATCTCTCCGACGGCGGAGAGGCTGAATCCAAATCTGTTACAAGCCTATCTACTAGGCACGGACAAGAATTTCTTCTCGTCTCTCGTAGTTGCCCACGAGTTCAGACTGTATCACCACCTGATTTTCGCAGGTGTCCGGCGTATTCTGAAGAATCACTTCCTCAGAAGGTGTGTTATCGCCATACTCTTCCGAGTTTAGGCTTCCACCAGTCGTTGAACCTTCCCGACCGTTTCCAGTCAGGCTTGGATGCTGATTGTCCCACGAAGGACGATACTTGAATGGAATCTTGTGAACAAGATCGGAACACATATAAGGCTCGATGTAGTTCCAAGCCTTATCGTGACTATCCCGAAGAATGTGAACCTTGCCTTCGCCATCGGAACTCCATCTAACCGAAATGGATAATCCAAGCGTATCTTTCATAACGCGACTGGCGGTTTCAGTGTCTCTGAAAAACTGGTCAAAGGTTGTTATATCAAACCCGTAACCAGTACAACTTCCATCATCCATGAACCAGAAGGCAAAACCAACTGGTGTCATCTCCGAAAGAAGTTTGGCTGTGATGTTCTTCTCTCCATCGGGATAGAACTTATTACGAAGCTCGGTAAATTGCGGAAGCGCATACGAACGAGCGTCAACATACGGGAAAAGTTTACCACCTTTCTCGAACGGCCTCTCGCCATAAGATACTTTCGCAACAAACGGCTTCATAAGTTCCGCCTGCCTCAGCAAGTAACCTTCCTGCGCAAGACAGTGGCGAACTCGCCAGTATCCTGAGCCCGATTTTTGAATGGCAATACACGAATCGCCAAACAAACTACCGTGAAGGTATTGCTTCTGCAAGTCTGTCAGCGGCACAAAACGAAGACTATTCCGACGCAAACCGTAACTTGGATCGGTTTCTATCCCGTATATCTTCCGAATTCGGCAGACATCGCGATCAGTCAACCCGACCCTTGTTCCAATTTCGTTATCGGCCAGTCCTTCGACCTCATAAAGAGATGTAAGCTCTTCAACCGACAATATACCAGTCAGCCTTGCAAGCTTCTCTTCACTTATCGTTATGCCGTTGATTGTCATTCTTTATCTACTCTGTCCTGTTAGGGAGTTTCCAGCAGTTTACCGGATTTTACGAGCACTATTCATTTAATGCTCGCAGCCAACCGCTGCCTGCCTGCGGCAGTGCGGATGTGCTGGGATATGATATCCTGCTTAGTTTGGTTATCCATTTGGATTAACCTCCACTCATCCCTTGCGGGTTGTATCGGCCACGAGTTTTTATTTGGCCGGAAGCATCTCTCTGAGATAAGGGGGTTGGTATCAACCAACCCCCTTCGATTTTGCTTCAAAATCGTTTTCTGAACCACCGAACTTCGGTGCATTCAAAATCCACTATATGCGCATATCCAGACCCATCGTGGGACTGGCCGTTACCGGCTTCTTCGTCAGAACGCCGATCACGGTCTTCGGAAGCGACTCGTTCGACGCTTCGTTCGTGAGCAGGCCCTGAGCCGAACAGTACAGCAGATCGCCAACCGTGTATGTGATGTCGCCGTGTCCGACGCCCTTTGTCTCATACACATCGACTTCCAACGACGCCATGCACTTCATGACGGCAATCTTGCCGCTCGCCACTGCGGGGCTGTTTTCAAACGCCGCGCCAGCCGCATCATTGACGAACAGACCAACAGGACGCAGAACGTCCGTGCAGGGGAACACCGTGTAATCGTTCCCTGCGGAAATACCAGCAACGGAGCCGCCGAGCACGCCGCGAGGCGTATTGAGCGACAGGGTTGTGTTTCCGTCCACGTTCGCGCCATAGTTTGCCTTTGTGAAGCAGACATCAGCGAGAACAGGAATACTGTTCAGCATACCGCGAATCAGAATTGTGAGACTCATTTGCTATTTCTCCTCTTACCTTGTTTCGTTTGTTTCCGGCCTATTTGAAAACCTGACTCACATCGGGTGCCGATTCCCAGATCGAGCTGATGTCCACCGATTCGCCAGACGTTGAGGCGACCTTCGGCTGTCCACCAAGTTTCTTAATTCCAGCCTTCTTGGACGACTTGACTTCCTCCTCGTCCTTCTCCTCTTCGACAGCGGTAAACCCGTCGTCAAACAGAGATGCAAGCTGCTTGTCGGCTTCGGGGTCAGGCTCGACTTCTTCGTCAGCCGCGCCCGTCAGCTCGATGTTAAGCTCATTGATACCGGCCTTCTTCTCTTCCTTCTCTTCATCCTTGTCAGCGGCGGCTTTCTTGTCGTCTTCGTCCTTGTCGTCGGTGGCCTTCTTGTCTTCATCCTTCTCTTCGTCCTTGGACTTCTTCTCCTTGGACTCGTCAATCTTCTTCTGGATGAACTCAGGAATTTCCTTCTTGTCTTCCTTCTTGTCTTCGGCCTTCTTCTCGTCCTTCTCGTCAACCTTGTCTTCGGCCTTTTTGTCGTCCTTCTTCACGAGGGCTGCGGAAGCCTCTTTCTTGTCTTCGTCTTCCTTTTTGTCCTCGGCCTTTTTCTCATCCTTGTCTTCGTCCTTGTCAGCCGACTCCACCCACTTCTTCTCATCCTTGTCCCAGACGCGCTTGGCCTTTTTCGAGTCCTTGTCATCCTCTTCCTTGTCTTCGGCATAGAGCTTCTGAGTGTCCGCAAAACGGGAGAGAGTCCTGTCCATTGCGTCGCCGCTCATGGCCATAAGATCGCGAGCCTGAGCCTCGACAACCTCATCGTCAACCTTCTCGCCAAGCAGGAGCACGGCAATGCGGACGGCCTTGTTGGCCGCTACGCGAATGCTGGCAACAGTGGGCGGATTGGCATCTGGAATGCCGAAGCCGATGTCGTCACGGGGATTGTCTTTCCACTCATGGCGCATATCAGGCAGTTCGTGATTCACTTGCTGCTCGAATGTGTGATACTCGTCCCACGATGGGTCTTTGCGATCAGGTTGATTGACATTGCCGGGATACGGAATACTCATATCTGCGGCGTTCCTCTGTGTAAGTCTTACTCTGCTCATTTTTTGTTACCTCTCTAGTTTTGAGTTATTACAACGCCCGCTTATGAGCGGCTGATTTGCGAATCAACGGCATCCGCGATCTTGTCAATGCGCAGGGCCAGCTCCTTGCGGCCATGCTTCTCCAGATAATCAGCAACCTTGTCGAGCCTCTCGGACGCGCTCTTCAGGCGACTGTTATACTCAGAAGCCTTGACAGTGAGTCCCGGCGACTTGCGGCCAGCCTCTTCCGTGGAAGGGAACGTGGCAAGCTCTTCGCCGTGGGTAATCTTCTCTACCTCGGTGAACTTGTCCTGAGTGATCTGCTCTTCGATGCCAGACGGGTCTTTCTCGCTGGCGCACGTTGCGCAAGCGTCCTTGTCGTCTTCGTCTTCATCTTTTCCAGCATACATGCCGAGTCTCTTCTCCAGAGACTTAATTTCCGCCGCGAGAGCCGTGCGGGCATCGGGCTGGGAAGCCTTGATGCCGAGCTTCGCTTCAAGAGCCGCTATCCTTGCTTTCAGATTTTCCATACTCATCGTTTCTGTCTCCTGTTGTTTTGCAAAAACATCAAGCTGTTTCACCCTATGCGTAAAATATCAAAAAATTATGAAAGTGAATTTCAGCTCGAAATTTCCGCGTTTCATTGGCTTATTTGCACGCTTCCTTGTCGTCTTCCTCTTCGTCGTCATCGGCAAGAACGGCGTTCGCCAGCTTTACCAGCGCGGAAGCAACGGCCATCTTGTCCTCGACGGGCCAGTTCGCGTTCGCCTTGGCGTTCTGGTCGCCAACATCCTTGAGCTGAACGCCCTGCGGGTTGGAAATCTGCTGTTTCTCAGCCTTGGCTGCCTCGTCGGCCTTCTGGGCTATGTCCTTGTCATCGGCAGCGAACCGCTTTTCAAGGGCTTCGATCTGCCCCAGAATGTCCGCCGCTTCCTTGTCCTGTGCTGTCAGTCTCTCTCTCATTTCTGATGCTCCTTCTTTGTTTTGTGTGCTTGCCGCTCGTTTCAGTTCAAATTCTGGAACAAGCTTTTCCGACTTGTCTATCTTGTAAAGATACTTGCCGCCGTTGAACTTTACCTCTTCCACTTCGGCTTCAACATCCTTGCCGTCCTTCTTGAACAGCACAACATCACGGGTTTCAAACTTGTTGACGGCTGACAATTCCTTGGCGATATGGATCAGCTCGGAAGCCACCACTATGGAACTTTTCTTTTCGGCTTCAGCTTTGCCACCCTTGAATTTCTTAATAAGCGACTCCCAGTCCTTCAGATGGTTCTTGGAGTTCTGCACATACTGATCGTATTTCGGAGCGTCCTTCTTGATACCAAAGAGATTGTTGCCGGATTCCCACGATTCGACATTAGCCTTGGCTTCCGACAACCCGCGAGTAAGAATGTGTCCGACTTCTTCCTTCGACAGATGTTTCTCGCTCACCAAGTCATTAGCCGCATCTAAGAGCTGCTTCTCTCCTGACTTGAAGTAGCCCTTCCATGCCGAATCAATCAAGGGTTCATACTTGGCATAATTCGCATCATCCTTGTATGCCAAAGCCTTTACCTTCCCCTCCACATTCTCGTATTCCTCGTGGCTGATGCCTGAGTCCTTTTTGAAAATCTCCTTCCGCCGCTTGATGTAGTTATCAGAAAGGGATCGAGAATCACTCGGTTTTGCAGATTCTTCTTTCTTCGCGGGGGCTTCCTTCTTCTCAGTCTTCGTCACGCGATGAAGGCTCTTGTCGGCATCTGGATGCTCTTTCATATACTTGTCGTAGGCATCCTGAGTGGGAAACTCAATAGCCGTGAGTTCCTTGGCGACCAGCAGAAGCTCGGAAGCGATGGACAACTTCTTGTTCCACTTCTCCGTCTCTTCTTTCACTCTCTGCTCTTGCGGCTTATATTTGTCCCCCATCTGCTTCTTCAGTCTCTCTTCGACTTCGTCGGGAGTTTCCTTGATTTTTTTGTTACGAACCGCCTCTGCCAACTCACGGTTATGCTTATCAATTTCTTCATCCGTGGGGTTCTTCGGGTCTTTGGGATTGAAAGGATGTTGCTCGGACAGAGACTTGGTTTTCTTGACCTTGTGTTTGGACTTGTCTGCGTCGGGATGCTCCTTGAGATACTTGTTACGAACCGCCTCTGCCAACTCACGGTTATGCTTATCAATTTCTTCATCCGTGGGGTTCTTCGGGTCTTTGGGATTGAAAGGATGTTGCTCGGACAGAGACTTGGTTTTCTTGACCTTGTGTTTGGACTTGTCTGCGTCGGGATGCTCCTTGAGATACTTGTCCATTGCATCCTGAGTGGGGAATTCCATCGCCGTGAGTTCTTCGGAGGCGGATTTCTTTCCCTTCTCACGGATGTCCATATCAATCCACTTCTTCGCAGTCTCGACACTGGCCGGGACTTCGCCGAACGCTCGATGGCCCGACGGGTCTGTAACATAGAAGTTCATACCAGACGGCTCAATGGTATAGCCTTTGTACTTTGTTTTGTTTGCCGCCGTCAGACTATCGGCGAGCTTTACCAGTTCTTCTGCGAATGCTTCCCTGTTCATCGAATTATCCTTTCAATCATTGCCTCGCGCTTGCGCCGCGCCAGCTCTTCGCACGCCACTCTGAGTGTAATCATGCCCATCTTGTCAGCCACCCTCATGCGGAACATATCGGCAACCGACTCATTGAGTTTCGCCGTTGAGAATGCCAGCACACGGGCCGCTTCCTTCGGTATCTCGGACACGTAATGGTTCAGCACTGCCCCATAGAACGCGGGCTTGGCAACCCATGACGCTTCAATGAACTTCACCGACTTCGGATCGCCCTCCCATTTACCGTTCTTCTTAATCATGCGGCCACAGAGTTCCGCCACAACCGTCTCGTCGCCGTCATCATCGGTGTATGGGTGAAGCATTTCATCGTCGAGATGCTTGCAATTCGGATCGTCGTCAC